GGCAGATTTTTATATCCGCAAATCAGAGTTTCGACTCTCGAGGGGCGAATTTGCCCGTTATTCAAAGGCGCGATTACGAGCGTGATTGCGGCACGCCGGCGTGGCCGAGGCGCGCGTATCATGTTCTCGGGGGTGATTTCGAATGCCGGCGCGCAGGAAACCAACGGTATTACTTGAGGCGAGCGGCGCCTTTAAAAAGGATCCGAGCCGGCGCCGCGATAGAGAAGATGAGCCGGTGCCCGAGGGGCCGCTCGGCGGGCCGCCCGAGGAATGGCTCGAGGCCGCAAAGGCCGGCAATTCTCAGTTTCAGGCCTGGGTAAAACTATGGGACGAAGTGACCGAGATGGCGCAATTCGGCGTGCTCTCTTCGATGGACCGAATTCACGTCGAGAATATTTGCTATCTCGAGTACCGTATTCGGCGCATGGCGCGCGGCTATATGAAATGGGCAACGTCGGATTTTGCGGAGTGCAACAAACACCTGGGGCAGATTGGTTGCATTCCGAGTGAGCGCTCGCGTGTCAAGGGACAAACAAAGACGGCCGAGGTTGCCGGCGAATGGGCCGAGCTCGCCGCCGAGCAGCAGAAACGGCCGCCCGTCCAATAGCGTGCCGCCGAGTCGCGATTACGCGGCTATCTGCAATCAGTACGCACGAGATGTGCTGGCCGGCCGCATCGTGGCCTGTAAGTGGATCCGGCTCGCCTCTAAACGGCATTTAGACGACCTGGCGCGCGAGCGCGCGCCGGATTATCCGTATCGCTTCGACGCCGGCCGGGCCGCAAAGGCCTGCAGGTTTATCGAATTGTTGCCGCACGTCAAGGGCCAGTGGGCACGGCCGGCGTCGGGCGAATCGAATCGCATTCGGCTCGAGGCCTGGCAGGTTTTCAAAACCGCGAACCTTTTCGGTTGGGTAGAGAAAGCAAGCGGCTTTCGCCGCTTTCGCCGGATGTACGAATGTGTGGCGCGCAAGAACGCCAAAAGCACATGGGCCGCCGCGGTGGGCCTATACATGTTTGCGGCCGACGGGGAATACGGCGCCGAGGTCTATTCCGGCGCCACGACTGAAAAACAGGCCTGGGAAGTATTTCGGCCGGCCTGGTTGATGGCGCAGAAAACGCCGGAATTACAGCAATATTTTGGCGTGACTATCAACGCAAAGAGTTTGCTTATCGATGCCGATTACTCACGATTTGAGGCCGTTATCGGCAAACCGGGCGACGGTGCGAGCCCGTCGTGCGCGATTATCGACGAGTATCACGAGCATTCGACGCCCGAGCTCTTAGAAACGATGGAGACAGGCACGGGCGCCCGTCAACAACCGTTGATTATGGTTATCACAACCGCGGGCTCGTTGATTGAGGGACCGTGTTACATCATGCAACAAGAGGCGCAGCAGGTTCTCGAGGGTACGCTCGAGAACGATCGTTTCTTTGTGCTGATTTTTACTCTTGATGAAGAGGAAGAATGGAAAACCGATGCCGGCATTTTCAAGGCGAATCCCAACGCCGGCGTGTCGGTTTCGCTGGAGTTTCTGCGCTCGCAACAACGAGAGGCGATGCAGTCGGCGCACAAACAGGCCACGGTTAAGACCAAACATTTCGATTGTTGGGTGAACGCGCGGCGCGCCTGGATGAATATGGAAGCCTGGCGCCGGTGCGGAGATGCCAGTTTGCGCGTGGACGATTTTCGCCATGAACCGTGTTACGAGGGCGCCGACCTGGCCGCCAAAATTGATTTGGCGAGTCGCGTCAAGGTTTTTATTCGCGACGAAGAGGGGATCCGGCATTATTACGTTTTCGCGCGCAGTTACGTGCCGCGCGATCGAGCGCTAGATACGCGGCATCCCCATTACGAAAAATGGGTACACGCCGGCGCCCTGGTTGCTCACGACGGGCCGGAAATTCAATTGCCGAAGATTCAGCGCGAAATCGAGGATGAGCTCGAGCGCTTTCAATTTGTCGCTATTGCGTTCGACCCGTGGTCGGCGTTGCAGATGCAGCAAGAGCTCGCCGCGCGTACGGCCAACGACGTGGTGATTTCCATACCGCAAACGGTCCAATATCTTTCGCCGGCCATGAAAGAGCTCGAGGCCGCGGTGCTTTCGGGGCGTTTTCACCATGACGCAAACCCAGTTCTGACCTGGGCGATTTCGAATGTCATGGTGCGCGAGGATGCCAACGAAAATATTTTTCCACGCAAGGAAACGACGGGCGCCGGCTTACAAAAAATCGATCCGGCGAGCGCTCTATTCAATGCCATGAATCGGGCCATGGTCGGCAATCCGGCCGCGGCCGGCGATTGCTTTTTCCTGGGGTAAGTTTTCTTTCCCGACAAAAAGAGGCGAGCAGGAAAATGAAATTCATATCGCGAATCCGCGAATGGATGAGCGCGCGCGCGAGTCTTGAAAATCCGAGCGTGCCGCTTTCGCTCGCCGCTTTCCTGGGATGGCTCGGCGCCGGCGAGCCGACGGCGAGCGGCGAGATTATCAACGTTGCCAGTGCTCTGCAGATTACGACAGTTTACCGTTGCGTGCGATTGCTGGCCGAGAGCGTGGCCAGTTTGCCGATTGTCATCTATGCATCGAAAGAGAGCGGCGGGCGGGCGCGCGTCGACCACGATTTAACCTGGATCCTATCGAACGAACCAAACGACGAGATGAGTGCGGCCACGTTTTGGGAGGCCTTTACCGGCAATATGGCCGCGACTGGCAATGGTTATGCCGAAATTCTGCGCACCCGCGGCGGCTCGGTGGTGGGGCTTTATCCCTTGAGCTCGGGCGTGACGACGCCGCGGCGCAATACGCAAACCAACGAGCTCGAATATGTGACAAACGTCGACGGCCGGGAGCGCGTGATTTCTAAAAGCGATATGATTCATTGCCCGTTGCTCGGATTTGACGGGCTCAAAGGTTTTAATCCGATTACCCTGGCGCGGCAAATGCTGGGCGTGGCAAAGGCTACGGAAAAATTCGGGGCGAAGTTTTTCGGCAACGGCGCTTTTCCGAGTGGCATCCTGGCGCCCGACGCCGGAAGTGTGATTACTGACAAGCAAAAGGCCGATTTGAAAGAGTCATGGGAGCGCAATTACGGCGGCGACAATCAGCGGCGCGTGGCCGTTCTCACGGCGCCCTGGAAATGGCAGGCGCTCGGTATCTCTCCCGAGGATTCGCAGTTTCTCGGCACGCAACAATTCACGCGCTCGCAAATCGCCGGCCTGTTTGGAGTGGCGCCGCACAAGGTCGGCGACACTACGCGGCTATCGAATAACAACCACGAGCAGGAATCGCTCGCATTTGTGACCGATACGTTGCGGCCTTATTTGAACCGCATCGAGCAGGAGCTCGAGCGCAAATTGTTGCCGCGCTCGGGGCCGAATGCTTACACGCTGCAAATCGAATTCGACGTATCGGAACGGTTGCGCGGCGATTTTGTGACCACGCAAGAGGGCATGGCGTTGGGGCGTCAATGGGGATGGTTGAGCGCCAACGACGTGCGCCGAGGAATGAATTTGAATCCTATCGGCGCTGAGGGCGACGTATATCTCTCGCCGCTCAACATGATCGATGCGCGCAAGATTGACGAGCAGGGGGCGCCGGCGCCGGCGCCCGCGGCCGCCGGCCAGGCCGCGGCCGAGCTCGACTCGGAAGAGGGGCGCTTGCTTGGCCGGTATGCGGCGCAGCATGGCGCCGGTTTTGTGCGTGCGTTTCGCGCCGCCAATGGCGACGTGGAACGGTTGCGCGTCGGCCTGGGGAGCGTGGCCGCCGGCCTGGCCGATGCCGCGGCGCGTGAGCATCCGTTTATTTTCTGGCCGGATGAGACGCAAAAACGTATCGCCGGCGAAGGGCTCGAGGGGAGTTTACGGCGCGTGCGGCGTCAATCGGTAGGCAATCAATTTCGCTTGAGCGAGCAATTTTGCCGGGAGGAATTTCGCCGCCTAGTTCGCAGCATTCACATTCAAACCGCGCGCGAGGGCGCGGCCATTCAGGCCGAGCAAGAGGTGCGCGGAGAGGGAGACGTTTTGTTATGAGTACACGCGAGAGACGTTTTATTTCCGGCGCCGGCCTGCGCGCCGCCGAGGGCGCGACGCCCGGCATTCAGGGAGTGGCCGCGGTGTATTCGCAGCAGTACGATACCGGATGGTATGTCGAGAGCATTATGCCGGGCGCCTTTACGCGCGCCCTGGTCGAACAACAAGACGTGCGTTGCCTGTTCAACCACGACGTGAATCAAATTCTGGCGCGCACTAAAAATGGAACCTTGCGCCTGGTCGATTCAACCGCGGGCTTGAAATTCGAGGCCGATACGGATCCAACCACGAGCGTGGGGCGCGACGTGCCGGCCATGATTGGCCGCGGCGACATTGACGGTTGTTCGTTTTCATTCAACGTGCGTATGGCATCCTGGCGCGACGAGTACGATGCGAACGGCAATTACGTGCAGAGTTATCGCGAGATTGAGGACGTGGATTTGTTCGACGTCGGGCCGGTGACGTTTCCCGCCTATACGGCGACGAGCGTGGACGTAAAAGCGGCGCGCGCCGCCGTGGGCGAGCTTTGCGGCGAGGCGGTGCATGGGCTTTGGCCGGAAGGATTGCCGGCCGATGTGCGGCGCTACCTTGAGCGGCGCCAGGCGGGCCAGGGCAGCCCGGCGCCAGGCCGCCGCCGGCGCTCTTTAGGCCTGGTCGGGGGGCGCGCGAGCGCCGAGCCGGGGTATTGCACCTGCGATTGTGCCGAGTGCATGGCCGGTGATTGCGAGAATTGCTCGCACGTCGATTGCGATTGCATGGATTGCTTGTGTGATTCGGCGCAAGGCCTGGCGCGCGATCAACTACGCGCGCGGGCGCACATGGGCGCAGTGTAAAAGAAAAGTTTTGCCGGAAATTTCCCGTGCGCTCTCGCGGCGCCGCCTTCACTGGTTTGCGGCAAATTTCCATTCTCGATGCCGGCCTTTGCTTTTCAAACGGCGAGGGCGTTCTAGATTGACCGATAACGCGCGTGAGCGAGAAACGAGGTAACGAATGGGAATCAACGATTTGAAATTGAGGCGCGGGCAGCTTGGAACCGAGGCGCACGCATTACTCACGGCGCCTAAATGCTCGGCCGAGCAGCGGGCCAAGGCCGCGGCTATGCTCGACGAGGCCGACGGGCTTACTGTGCAGATTCAATTACTGGAACGGAGTGGCGCCTGGCAAGAGATGCCGCGGCCGGCGCGGCCGGCGCCCGGCGCCGACGACGAGGGTTTGTCTGATGAAGGGGTGGCGCGCGCGCGCGACTACCAGAACGCGTTCGAGGTTTACATGCGCGGCGGCGAGCGTGCCCTGCGCGAGAATGAACGCGCCTTACTCACGAGCGGGCAAAGGAAACTCGACAAAAATCCCATCCTGATTGGCGGCGAGAAACGGGATATCACCGTGGGCGGCACAGGAAACTATATCGTGCCGCAACAGTTCTACAACGAGCTCATTTCAGCCCAGAAATACATCGGCGCCCTGTTTGGCAACGTGCGGCACAAGACAACGCCAGGCAACGGCGCGCCCATGAAAATTGGCTACGAAAACGACACGGCCAACACGGTTGTGCTCGTGGCCGAGAATACGCCGGTGACCGAAAGCGATCCCCTGTTTTCAGGAATCATTCAGTCAACCGATACGCTCGCAACCATGATAAAAGTGAGCCGGCAAGAGCTCGCCGACGCCGGTTTCGATTTGCCGGCGCTCTTTCGCGATAGACTCGGCAAGCGCTTTTTGCGCGGGCTCGAAAATTTCATTGCCAACGGCGACACGGCAAACATCGCCGGCCTGATTACGGGGATTACAACCTTTGCCACAACCGCGGCGGCAACCGGGCCGGTCTATGCCGATTACGTGGCCTGCGAGACGTTGCTCGACGTGGCGTACGAGCCAACCGCGGCCTGGTACATGAACAAGGCGACGCGTAATTACACCATGGGCCTGCTCGATACACTCAATCGGCCGCTCTTTTTACCCAATCCACAAACTGGTATGCTCGATCAAATCCTGGGCTTTCCCATTCGTTTGACGGCCTATTTGCCAAACTCGACCACGGCGACGGCGCTCGGTATCGTGTTCGGCGATTTAGAAGAGGCCTATTTGCTGCGCGACGATGGCGAAATGACCATGCAGCGGCTCGACGAGCGGTACGCGGATCAGTTGATGGTTGGTTTCCTGGCCTACATGCGCGCCGGCGGCAACGTGACGGATCCCGGCACGCATCCTTGCGTGGGTCTAAAAACGCACGTTTAAAACGTGTTGCCAAGTGTGCGGCGCCGGCTCGGCAAAACTTTTTGGCGCCGCACGCTCTTTTCCGAGAGGATTCTTTACAATGCGCGTGATTGCCGTCGACAACTTTCAATGGCCGGGCATGATGCGGCCGGCGCGGCCTGGCGAAGTGCTCGAGCCGGCCGACGAGCTCGGAGGCGAGTGGATCCGGCTCGGCCTGGCGCGGCGCATGGACGAGCCAGGCGAGGAACAGGCAATTCGCGCGCCGGCCGAAAAGGCGATTCAAGAGCCGGAGGAAAAGCCGGCGCGCAAACCGCGCGACAACGCCGCGCGTTCGAAACGGTGACGCATGCTGAATGCATATCCGATTACCGAGGCCATTCTCGAGCCGGTGACGCTGGCGCTCGCCAAACAGCAATGTCGCATCGATGCGAGTTTTGGCGATGACGACCAATTGTTGCTTGTCTATATCGGGGCCGCGCGGCGCCTGGCCGAGAAAAAGGTGCAGGGCTCGTTTTTCAATCGCACCTGGCGGCGCACGATTGACAACTTTCCTCTGGCCGCGAACTACGACACCACGATTTCGCCGGCCGATAGGGCGGGGTGGCCGTTCGCGGCGCAGATTTGGAATCGCATTGTCATCGATTTGCCCGGCGGGCGCACGCGCAAAATCAATTCGCTTTCCTATCTCGACGGCAACGGCAACATGTTTACCGCGGATCCGAGCGTCTACCGGGCCGACCTGGCGAGTATTCCGGCGCGGCTCACGCCGGCCAAAACTTCTTTGTGCTGGCCGTGGCAAGGGCAATATTTACCGGGCTCGGTAGAAATTCTTTACGAGGTTGCAAACTATACCGCGGCCATTATCGGCGAGGCCTTTACTGCGCCCGCGGCCGCGGGGGGCACGTCGAACTATCAACTAAAAAAGTTATGGGCAACCGGGCTCGAGAGGTTGGTCGATGGAACCGGCGCCGCGGTGGCCGGCGCGTTGCTTCAAACGGATCCGGCGACGGGCACGAGTTCCCTGGTATTGCCTGGCGCCCTGGCCGGCCAGGCCTTGACGGTGGATTACGACGTCAAGAATGTGCCCGACGACATTACCAACGCTTTATTGATGCTGATTGCTCACTGGTACCGCAATCCCGAGGCGACCACGGACTTGACTTTAAAAACGGTGCCGATGGCGGTTGATTGCCTGCTCGAGGGGCACGTGATTACCTGGGGAGACTATCGCCCGTGCTGAGGTCCATAACCAATCCGTCTATCGGCGCCGGCGAGCTCGCGCACAAAATCGAAATTCAGCAACCGCAGACGGCGCCCGGCGATTCGTTTGGGCAATCGATCACGCCCGACACGTGGAATACGGTACTCACGGTGCGCGCGGCTATCGAGGAAGTGGCAAGCGGCGAGCGCAGCGAGGCCGGGCAATTAGTGAGCGAATCTTCGACCCGTATCACGATTCGATGGACGCCGACGTTTATCGGCGCCAATTTCCGCGTGCTCTGGGGCACGCGTGTTTTTGCCGTGCATGATGTAACGAATTTGTTCGAGCGCAATCGCGTGCTGATACTTTCCTGTAGCGAGGTGAATCAGCAGGCATGATGCAGGAAGGGCTCGCCGCCTTACTCGAGAACAATGCCGGCGTGCATGCCATCACGACGCGCGTCTTTGCCATTCAGGCGCCCGACCAGGGCGAGGTTTACCCTTGCCTGGTTTACAAGTGCGCCGGCGGCGAGGGCGCGGCGATTTTCGAGGATGGCGCCGGCATGATCCGGCAACGTGTCGAGATAACGGCATTCTCGACGAGCGCCGCCGAGGCCATGCGGCTGCGTTATGCGGCCACGGTGGCGCTCAAGCAGTGGAGAAAGCAACTATTGCCCGACGGCACGTTTATCGACACGTGCAATTTACTCGACCCTGGGACCGATTTCGAGCCGGGCATCACGCGCTATTTCTCTTGTATGTGCGAG